TTAATAACCTTAAGATATTCCAAGATGGTGCAAAGGATATTGAAATTGCTCCAGGTGTATCTGCAAAGGTAGCAGATGTACGTCGTGAGTTTGAATCACGCTACATGAACGCCCTTGGAAAGAATGAAGTAGAAGTACTTGACAGTATTGATGAATCAATTGGTCGTATGCTTGCATACAAGGCTGGTATCTATGATGAGCGTGAGATTTCAGCACACATCCGTTCATTCCGTGGTAACGTAAACCGTGGTATTGAATCAGTAAAGCAAAATGGTTTTGGTATTGGTCATGATGGAAGCCAGATTCTGGTAGACCCACAGACCATTCGTCAGATGACTGAATCATATCGCTTTACACCTTGGGATGCAATCGAAAGTCAATTCATTGCAACAACTGAAAAGAGTGCTTTAAAGGCTGGCGCTCGCGCTACAGCAAACATTGGTCAGCAAGTATTCCGCGACCTTAACCGTTTATGGACATTTGACGTACTTGTACGTCCTATGTACATTGTTAAGCAGTCGCTGGGTGAGCCTATTGTAAGTGCAACTATTGCACAAGGCATGGAATTTTTATGGCAAGATATGGCAAGCATTGGTAACAATGCTGTACGTAACTTTGGTAACTGGGGCAGAGGGAAGATATCAAACGTTGCAAATCGCAAGGAACGTATTGCTGTTAACAAGGCAGTTCTTGATAAGAAGCAAATGTACGCTCGCGCAGCAGCCATTAAGGATAATGCACAGGCTTCACTAGAAGATTTGCTATCTGGCAATACATCTCCTGCAACCAAGGCACAGCATTTAGACGCAGCACGCGAAGCGCTTAAGTCAGCATCATCTATTCTAGATGAGATTGAACTAGATTTACGCTCTGCTGTAGTTCCATTAGGAGTTAAAGAAGCAATTCCAGGTGTTACAACACTAGAACGTCGCATTGCATTCTTAGAATCTAAATCAGCCGCTTCAAGCAAGAAAACAGAGATTGCAGCAGCAAAGGCTGCTCTTGCTAATTACAGAAATGTTATTAATAAGTTAGCAAGCAATAAGCAGGTTATCATTGATGCTGATAATGCAGTTGCTGCAGCATACCAGAATATCGACAATATTCTTAACGAACTAGGTACAACACTTAAGCAACAAGCAGATGTATTTGGTAAGAGTGCTAAGTTTAAGAAGCGTTATTACTCTAGAGAATCACAGTACCGTATGGTTAATGGTCAGTACATGGCGATTGATTCATTCGTAACTGGAGATAAAAACTTTAGCGCAGCAATACGTGCAGAAGTAAGCAACGCACGTACAACTGATATTAACTTCTTAGGTGAACTATCTGTTGGAACGCGCAAATCTCTTATAGAACGCAAAGTCCCATTAGATGTGGTACGTGTATCAGACCCACTATATTTTGGTGAGTTAGAATATATTGCTAACCGCGTAATGCGCGGAGACCCACTTATTGATTTAATTCTAGGTAATACTCCAGTTGCAGAACTGCAACGTTGGGCGTCTAGTACTGCAGGTATTCAATACCTACGTGCATTTGACATATTTGACCCTAAAGAGGTTAACTCATATCTTGCAGATAAGATTGCGCTAGTTAACCGTACATTCCCATCATTTGAAGCACGTGCTGCAATACTGCAGCGTGAGGTAACAGGACAAGAACTTCAAGGATGGCTTGCTCCTTATGTAGATGAACTTTACGATATCGTACCAAGTAACTATAACTACGGTTCAGCCAACCTTGGTGTTGGCAAGTATGCTGAATTAAGCAATGCTGTTAATAACTTTAGTGCAGGAATCTTCCGTAAAATGGCTAGTGCTGAAAACCCTATCCGTAATGCGTTCTTTGATAACGTTGCACTAGATGCAATGGCTCGTAAAGCAGAGTACATGATTCAACAGGGTATCGAAATGACACCTGCACGTTGGAACGCACTTCGTCAATCTTCTGGTCGTGAAGCAATTCAGGAACTCGAGAAGACTGTTTATACAGTACGACGTGAGAACCGTTTGCTGCATAATGCACGCTTTGCCGTAGCATTCCCAACAGCAACAGTTAATGCTTTCTACCGATATGGTCGACTTGCAGCAAAGAACCCAGTTCGTGCTACACAGTTTGCATATAACTATGGACGAGTATTCCAGAGTTTTGGCGTTGATGAGAACGGTAACCCTACCGAGAATCTAGCAGATATGACTCACTTAATCCTTCCAGGAACCAAAGAAATGGGTCTTGGATACATGGATGAGGGTATTGCATTAAATTCAAAGTCTCTTGGATTCTTACTTAACCAGCCATCTCCATCGTTTATTACAGCACTATCTGTTGGTAAGGTAATGCAGAAGTTTCCTGGTACCGAAGAAGGTATTAAAGAAGCATTAACAATCAATGGAACTAACTACTTTGATATTATCTTTCCATATGGAGCACCTACATCTTTAACTAAGCAGTTGACTCCACCTTGGGCTAACTCGCTATGGAACGCTGCAACTGGTAACCCAGGTAAAGCAGATTACCTAGCATCATGGCGTTCAGTATATAACTACCACAAAATGTTGGTAGAAATGGGAGTCACAGATAAGTTCCCATCAGATACAGAGATTGAAAGACAAGTAAAGGCTCTATGGACTGAGAAATTTATTTCAGGTTTTGTTGGGCCTGGTGTACCTTTCAAGGTAGAAACTAATCCTATGCGTATGTCAACTAACTTGTATTACAAGTTGCTTGATAAATATGATAAGTTAGGTTACGGAACACAGCAGGCACGTGATGCTGCAGGTGATGAGATGCTTGCTATTATGGGTCCTAAGTTTATGCTTGACCGCATTACTTTTACTGGCTCTTCAAAGAATATTAGTATTCCAGCAACATACGAAGCATATCAGCGTGTGTTTAAAGATAACGATGACCTAGTTGGCAAACTTGCTGCAATTGAAAAGGGTGATGTTGGATTAGTAAGTCTATTGACTGCTGACCTTAGTAGAAACCCAGAAGAGCAGTCAAATAACATTCTTTCTATCTTAAGTAATCCTAACCTTAAACTTCCTGGTACCAGCAAAAATATTAACGACTTTAAGTTAACACCACAAGAAGTTGAGCGCGAGCGCATGAAGCAGCGTACATGGGACCAATACAACTTGGTTCGTGATGCATTAGAGGCTAAGATTACTGATGGCAAGACACTGCGTGCTCACCCAGAACTAAAGGCTCCATTGGAGCAGTTAGTAGAAACTACATTTAAGAATCAAAGCCAAGCATGGTATGATGAATATCAACTATCTGCTAGCGGAGATACATCTTACAAGTATGCTCGAGCATTAACTCTCATCACTCAAGACCCTAAGTTTATGAGTAAGCAACAGGATAATCAGTTCTGGAAAGATACTCAATTGTTTATGAAGGCACGAAGTATCTTCGTTACGTTCTATCAGTCACTACCCGACTATGACCCACGCAAGGCTATTATCCGTGATGGATATAACCAGTGGGTTGCTCAGTATGTGAAGCAATGGGACCCTAACTTAGAGACTCTAATCAAGAACTACTTTGACAATGACAGTTTGAAGGCGGTTAACTAATGGCAGACAGAGACAAAGACGGTATTCAAGATAATATTGATATCGATGGTGGTAATGGAACTAATAAACCAGTTTCTGGTACTCCTAATCAGGATGCTCAAGATGCTTCTATTTTGGCTAGCATTGCCCCATTCTTGGCAAGCCTACTTGCAGAAGATACTGGTAAAGGTGGACCAACAGATACATCACAGTCTTCAACTCAAACATCTGTTACTAAACTAACTTACAACTCAGCCAAGGCGCTTCTTGAAGCAGCCATGAAAGAGGCTGACTTTGTAGGCAAGTTAAGTGCAGATGATATTAAAGACTTCATGAAGGCTTTTGAGACAGAGCAGAACAAGCAAATCGAAAAGATTGTTACATCTGCACGTACTCAAATTAAGCCTGGGGCAACAGCAGAAGCACAGAAGAAGATTGTTGAATCTGTTGCTCGTCAAGAGTTTCCATCATTTTTTAAACCCACAGACTTTGCAAAGAACTTTGTTTATTCAAAGATTGACTTCAAAGACCAAACTAAGTTAGGCGCTAAAGCACTTGATGCTTTTGCTAAGGTTCGTGGTTTAGTAGATGCATTTCAACTTCTTGGTGTTACTGAGAATGATATGCGTATTGCAGCAAAAGAAATTGCAATGGGTAACAAGACTGTACAAGACTACAACGTAGAACTACAGCAGATTGCTAAAAAAGAATACCCACAGTTTGCAGACCGTTTTGACAAAGACCCAACTTTAACTACATACGATATTGCTTCTCCTGTCATTAACATGCTAGCAAAGACATGGCAGATGGACCCAAAGACAGTCAAGATGGATAACCCATATGTAATGTCTTATCTTAACTATGCAGGTCCAGACGGCAAAGGTCAACAGCCATCATACTACGATTTGCTTATGAAGGCTAAGAACGACCCTAAGTACGACCTCACACAAGAAGCAAATGAGAACGCACGCGATGCAGCAACAGGGCTTGCAAGAGCGTTTGGATTTGGAGTATAATGTCAGCGAGAGACGCAGCAAATACTGCTCGCCTAGCAGCGGAAGCAAAAGCAGCAGCAGCAGCAGAAAAAACCGCTGCAGAAAAAAAAGCAGCAATTGATGCCGCCACTGCAGCCGTTGTAGCCGCTGGTGGAAAATCTACTGACCGCGCTAATCGCCTACCAGGTGAGACTGCATCACAAGCAAATGCTCGTATTACTCAAGGTTATAAAGACCAGCCTAAACCTGAACTTACCAAAGAGGGTGCAGCGTCAGGAGCAACAATTGAATTTGTGCGTACTGGTGCAGGCGGAGTTGGAACCTACAAAGAAGTATTCCCAATGGGTGCAGCAATTCCTGATAGCCGTACAACCACATCTGGTAATGTCTATGATAGCAATGGAAAACTTGTATCTGGTTCAGGATTAAAATCTACAACTGGAACTAAAAAAATTACCATTACTTCATTTCGTGCAGACGGAAGCAAAGAAGTAACTTATTCAGATGGTACTACAGAGGTGATTCCATCAACCACAGTTAATTCAACTAGTAATACACCAGTTGACCCAGCAAGACCAGTAGGAACTCCTCCTGCCTATGTTTACGACCCAGCAACAAAAACATACAAGATGCCAGAAAAGCCAACAGGTGAAGGTAACTGGGCTTGGGATAATGTTAAAGGTTGGACTAGCACTAATGTAACTCCAGGCTCAACTGGCATGGAAGCAGGCAGTGATAGAACGATTGCCCAAGATACTTTTAAGAATACCCTTGCATTATACTTTGGTGCAAGTGAAATGGCACAGCCATGGGCTAACGCCTTGTTTAAGGTTGTATCAAACTACTATAAGAGTGGTTCTACTATTGATGAATCACTTAACCTTGCATTGCAAGAGGCACGCAATAATCCAGTTCTTGAACCATTCACCAAGCGTTTTGCTGGTGTATTTGCACTACAAGACCGTCGAGCAAAAGGCGAAGCACTTGATGTGCCAACTATTGCAGAGTTTTTTAAGTCACAGGTAACACTAGGTGACAGACTGCGTGAAGTTGGTCTAGGCGACCTAGCAACTAATGAAATTCTTGGCGAAGTACTAGGAACTGGTAAGTCAGTTGCTGCTGTACTTAACCTAGTAAATGATGTCTTTATGACTATTGATAATGCTCCAGAGCAACTTAAAAAAGACCTACAAGCAGTTGCTCCAGGAATAGATAGAACATCTATTGCTAAGGCATTGCTTCTTGGACAAAGAGGTGCTGATGCACTACAGAAGCAAATCAAGGAAGTATCTGTGCTATCTGCTGCTAAGTCACAAGGTATTGGTATCGATAACGCTTTGGCTGCAGATATTGCTGCAAGAGGTGTTGACTACGGTACTGCACTTACTAACTTTGGTACAGTCGCAAAGGGCGCACAGCCATTCCAGAAGTTAACTGAAATTAGCACAGGTAAGGCATTTAATCCAACTGATGCACAGGGAACTTTAATTAAATCTCTCTTCCAGCAAGATGTAAAGGCACAAGAACAGATTCGTCTGGAAGCAGAAAAGGAAGCAGCACGCTTCTCTAGCGCTTCTGGAACATTTGGTTCACGAAGCCTAGCATCACGCAACAGAGCGAACAGAGTAATATAATAGAATCCTGAGTGGACCCATCGGCCCCACCAGTGTAATAGACCGACAGTAGGAGCCAGACCATTTCCCCGAATGGAATCTGTGGCCTGCGAACTAACTACGAATAGAAGGGTGGCGTTGCTATGAGCAACAACTACTGGGACGACGAAGACGATGACCTAGATACAATCGAAGAAGTACCGATGGATGGAAGCGACTTACTTAAAAAGTTGCGAAAAGCCAAGCGTGCAGACGAGAAGCGTATCAAAGAACTTACAGAGCAACTTGAAGGTTTCTCCAAGGCGCAGCGTGAGGCAATTGTCAAGTCGACACTAGAAAAGAAGGGCGTCAATCTTAAGGCAGCCCGTTTAGTAATGAAGGACTTGGATGACATTAACGAGGAGTCAGTTTCTAACTGGCTTGATGATAATGCAGACTTGTTCGGACTAACGGTTGCAGAAGAGTCAGATGTGAGCCAACAGGACCGCGCAGCGTTGCGCAACCAAGATATGGTTACACAGAATGCTTTGACGCCAGACCGAGCAAACGATATTGAATACAGAATGTCCCAAGCAACATCCGAAGAGGACATACTAGCAATTCTTCGCTCGCAACAATAATTTATCCGTTCATAGTCACTTGGAGGTGACCGCATATGCCTAATGCATATACATCCACAGGCTCTACCACTCTTGGTGGTACAGTTGGCGGTGCAGGTCTTGTACAGAAGGCGTACGACCGTCTTCTAGAGTTCGCACTCCGCGCCGAACCACTAATTCGTTCAGTTGCAGACAAGACTCCAGCACAGCAATCAATCCCAGGTTCAACAGTAGTTCTACAGAAGTACGTTGACCTAAACGCAGTAACAGACACACTTACAGAGACAGTTGACCCAGATGCAGTAGCATTGTCAACACCTAACACAGTTACAATTACTCTTAACGAGTACGGTAACTCTGTTCTTGTAACACGTGCTTTGGAACTATTCTCACTTGCAGACGTTGACCCAGCAATTGCTAACGTAATTGCGTTCAACCTTGCAGACTCAATCGACCAGGTTGCAATGACTACACTTCGCGGTGGAAGCAATGTAATCTACGGCGGTTCAACCGCTACATCAACAGCAACAATCACTGCTGCTGCAACACTAGACTCAGCAGACATCCGCAAGGCTGTTGCTAAGTTGCGTTCAGCAAAGGCTGCATACCGCAAGGGTTCACTATACTGGACAGGTATCCACCCAGAAGTTTCACACGACCTTCGTGCAGAGACAGGCGCAGCAGGATGGCGCGACCCACACAATTACTCTTCACCAGACAACATCTGGGCTGGAGAAATTGGACAGTACGAAGGCGCGTTCTTCGTAGAGTCACCACGTTTGTACTCAACTAAGTCAGGTGCAGACCAGACAGCATTGGCTACAACAACAGCAACAGTTGCAGGAACATCAGCAGGATTTACTATTGGTGTTGCTTCATCATCTGTTATCGCATCTCGCTCCGAAGTTGGCGACAAGATTGCTGCAACAGGTATTGCATCTGGTGCAAAGATTACTGCTATCTCAACAAGTGGTTCAACAACAACCATTACAGTTGACACAGCAAACACTGCAGCAGTAACAGTTGGAGCGACAGTAACTGTAACTCCAGTAACTCGCGTTTACTCTACAATTGTATGTGGAAAGCAAGCAATGGCTCAGGCTGTTGCAGAAGAGCCACACACAGTTATCGGACCAGTAGTTGACAAGTTGATGCGCTTCCGCCCAATGGGTTGGTACGGCGTACTTGGCTTTGCTCGCTACCGCGAAGAAGCACTGTATCGTATCGAAACAGGCTCATCAATCGCTGCTCTCTAGTAGTTAATTGACGGGTGGGCAGAGGGAAACCTCTGCTCATCAGTAAGTTCACTAAGGAGGACTAATGGCTACTTGGCTATTCAAAACACCAACAGTACAAGAAGGTCCTATAGGCAATGCACGCCTATTCTACTTTTACAAGATGGACGTTGGTGTATCGGTTGTAAAAGATGAAGGCGTCTACTATCTTGCACGATACTTGGTAGATTCTGATATTCCAACTTATGAAGAAGTCTATCGTGGTGGAAGAAACTATGAAGTAAATGATGATACCAAGGCTGCTTTAATCGCAGCAGATATCGGAATAACAGAAGCAAACTTCACAGAAGTGTAGGGACAAATGGAACACGAACATATTAGTAAAGTACTTAAGTGGGGCTATAGATTAGAAGATGGGGATATGATTCCTTATTCTGCTTTGTATGGTTGCACTGAATGCGATGCCACATCAGAGGAACCATTTCCAACAAATGATGTGTTTGTAGACCACACCAAGTGTGGACCTGAATGTTTTGGCTGTAAGGCTAAAAATCTACAACTTAATGCAGGAGATGCAAAACGACCTATTTCTGACAAGAAGTGGGTTGGAGAATTGAATGCCTATAAAGATGCGAGAGCACAAGGCATCCAACCAGCAGGAACAACACATAGACACATCCAGCAGGCGTACGCTGCTAGTGAGGCTCTCAATAAGCCTTACGATGCCAACACGATGCCCAAGGCGCAAGACATTAATAAAAAATCGGTTGAAGTACTCAAAGAAGTGGGAGCAATATAATGCCAATGGTAGGAAACAAGGAATTCGCTTATACAGCAAAAGGTATGGCAATGGCTAAGGCTGAGGCTAAGAAGTCAAACAAGCCAATGAAGAAGGCTGCTAAGAAGGTTGCAAAGAAGAAGTCAATGGTAAGAAAGCGTGGTATGTAATTATGGGTAGGGGATTAGAAATCTCACTCCCAGGTGGTGGAAGCAAGAACAGTAAGACTGGCAAGGTTACCCCACCAAAGCCAAAAAAGACTCCTGCTCCAGTTGTAATGACTCCAAAGCAGTATGATGCAATGCTTAAAAAAGTACTTGCAGATATAAAGAAAGCGCAGAAATAATATGAAGAAGAAAGCACCCCGTGGATTTAAAGCGGTCCAAAAGGAGATTGCTGCAAAGCAAGGAATTCCTATGGAACGCGCAGGAGCAATCCTAGCAGCAGGTACTCGCAAGGCTTCGCCTGCGGCACTTAAAAAGAACCCTCGCCTAAAGAAGATTTCAGGTGTGGTTAAGAAGGCAAAGAAGAAGTAATGGCATACACTAAACCAGAGTTACGGGAAAGCATCAAGAACCGAATTATGTCTGGTTCTAAAGGTGGTAACCCTGGTCAATGGTCTGCTCGTAAAGCGCAATTGTTGGCACAGGCTTACAAGAAGGCTGGCGGAGGCTACTCTGGTGCCAAGACATCTAAGCAAAAGTCTTTGTCCAAATGGACTAAAGAAAAATGGGGAACAAAATCTGGTGGACCTAGTACACAAGGTGCTAAGGCTACTGGAGAAAGATACCTCCCTGAAAAAGCACGTAATTCTTTAACTGCATCAGAGTATGCTGCAACATCAAAGGCAAAGCGTGAAGGAACAAAGCAAGGTAAGCAGTTCGTAAGGCAACCTAAAAAGATAGCAAAAAAGACAGCAAGGTATCGATAATGAAAGACTCAAGATTGACTCGGGCTGGTGTCGCGGGCTATAACAAGCCAAAGCGTACACCAAGCCACCCTACTAAGTCACACGTTGTTGTGGCTAAGGTAGGTAGCCAGGTTAAGACCATACGTTTTGGACAGCAAGGCGTTTCTGGCTCACCTAAAAAAGCAGGAGAATCTGCATCTTATGCAGCACGAAGAAAGTCTTTCAAAGCAAGACATGCAAGCAATATATCCAAAGGTAAAATGAGTGCCGCATATTGGGCAGACAAGGTGAAATGGTAATGGCAATGAAACCCGTAACAGGAAAACTTCGCAAAGGCGGAGGAAAAGGTTTATCAGGAGATGCTCTAGTTGGCAAGGTATCACAGTCAACTATCGATGACATCAAGCGTATGGGCATGACAAAGGCTCTAGCGTTGGCTGGTAAGAATGGTAAGACATCTGGCGGAATGGCACGTGAGTTCCAAGAAGGTGTACGCCGCATGTACGGCGCAAAACGTCTAGAAGCAGCAAAGACAAAGTATGCTCCAGTAAAGTCAACATCAGCAGATGCTGCACGTGCTGGCGCAACTAAGCCTATGGCAAGCAAGCCTTCAACAAAGCCTGCAGCAAAGCCAGCAACAAAGACAAAGAATAATTCTAATTTTGGTAAAGTAGTTGGTGGACTTTACGGAGCAGCAGCACTTGGTGTGCTAGCAGCATCAAAGGGTAAGGGTGTGGCAGCAGCCGCTAAGTTATCACCAGCAGTTGCATCAGCAGCAAAGTCTGGTATTGGTAAGGCGCTACTAGGAACTGGAAAGAATACAATCTCTCCAGCAATGATGGCAAAGTACAAGGCAGCAGCAGGACCAAAGGCTGCAGCAGCAAAGGTTACAGTTGGCCCAAAGGGTTCATTTGGTAAGACAACTATGACTCAGGCTAAGTCAGGATTAGGCACGCCTTCTGAGTACGCGTCAAAGGCTGGTCAATCAGCAGCACGTAAGACTATCAAGGCTAAGACCGCAGATGCTGCACGCAAGGCAGCAACAACATCAGCATCAAACAAGCGTAAGTAATTTAAGAAAGAGGTCCAAGCATGGCAAGCATTCCTGGTTTATCAATGTGCGCTGAACTTAATCGTTTAGCAAATGGTGGGGATTACCCACTAATGACTGCGTTTAAAGAATCGCAGGGTGCTGCCAATGCCTGGGCTGGAACATCAGGTAAGGGACTAATTGGTGCTCTTAACTATAAGGCTGATGCAAATCGTCAATCTAACAATTTTAAAAATCTTAATGCTATCTGTAATGAGTTAGCATCTACTACTGGACTATCTGCTGTCGCAGCATTAAGGACTATCAATGCCTAATTTGGATAGTATGATTGATGAAGTGCTCATCAACCTTGCAGGTTATACATACCAGCAGGACAGAGCAACTTACATCACAGAAGACGTAACTGCAGATGCATCTACTATTGCCAACCCAATCATCCTACAGTTGGCTTCTACTGATAATATTGGTAAAGGCACAATTGAAATTGGTGAAGAGTTAATCTGGCTAGATTCATTTGACCGTGTATCTAACACAGCAACTGTACCACCTTGGGGTCGTGGCTACCTAGGTACAACTAAAGGAGAGCACACCGCTGGCGACAAGGTTACAATTACACCAACCTTCCCGCGCTATGTTATCAAGAAGGCAATTAATGATACTATTGCAGCCTTTGGCGCTATTATCTTTGCAGTCAAGACAACAACATTTACTTTTAATGCAGCACAGACAACGTATGCATTTAACAACTTAAACATTCACAATGTCATGTCAATGATGTGGCAAGACATTGGACCTTCTCAAGAGTGGATTCCTATCCGTCACTGGTCATGGGATGCACTAGCATCTAGCACAGCATTTGGTTCTGGAGCACAGACAGTAACAATTGGTGACTGGGTACAACCTGGTCGTACAATCAAGGTTGTCTATGCAACAGACCCTGAACCATTCACAAACAATACTACACAAGAGTACTCAACACAAACTGGTCTGCCAAATTCTACACGGGACGTAGCAATTCTTGGCGCATCATATCGTCTTCTTACATATCTAGACCCTGCACGTGCTGCTCAAGTTAGCCCACAGGCTGATGAGACAGACAGCAAGCGCCCGTTTGGTGCTAGCGGTACTGCTACCAAGCAGTTGTACGCATTGTACCAACAGCGTCTTAAGGAAGAAACAGATAGACAGCAAGCCCAATATCCAATTCGCGTTCACTACAGCCGATAGGTAACTAAATGACAACAAGAAAATACTCCTCTCGCTCCCAGCAA